TAGGGGGACAACTTATAGAAGCCGCCCCACGAAACACGGGGGGTCGGGGGAAAATGGGGTTTTGAAAACTATATGTGGTGGTTGAGATTGGTTGTAAGTACCTAATGTTGATTTAGACTACTGAAGCGAAGCGAAGCGAAGGTGAGGAACAACTGTTACATGCAGCCTGTACCATCTCGTTGCAGCATAAAAAAAGGCAGGGTATTCCCTGCCTTTTTGCCTGTCCTCGAGGAACTCCCTACTAGAGTAAATCTCTAGGGGAAATCTTTGTGCGTAGTTTTGCTATTAAATTTCTAGCCCAAGTCTTAACAAATTCTGGTGCATTTGGATCAAAAGCCAACTCTTCTACCTCACTCTCTAAAAGTTTATAAAGAGCTTTCCAATTAATACTATTAGTACTACCAAACAAATCGTCTTGAATATTAGTATTATTGTTGCGAGTGTTAACATCTGTATTACCTCTTGTTGTTAATCCTAGTTGTTGTTCTAAAACAGCTAATCTGTTTCTTAAGTCATTATCAGGCATTTATAACTCCTTGTTTATTGTTTAGGAATTATTACTCCCATTTTATCTTATACTCAAGAACTTTATTTCTTTTTTTTAAAAAACTTTTTACTTGACACCAGCACCAATGTTACCCCCCAAACTACTATAAAAAAAAGAAACCAACAAAAAACGATTAGTCTTTAATGCGGAACAACCCGTGCGTACTGGGGGAAGACTTATACTATAAAAGAAAAAACCCACCACGATTGCTCGTGATGGGTAATGCGTAGGCATAGAATCGGAACTACGCAGATATTCTAAAGTCTGCTACCTCATCAATTGTCGATTTCTTATTTCTCGAAATCGTGCTTTCCGATAAAGGCATTGCTTGTATTTGTTTGTATTGCGTTGGCACTTTGCATTGATGATACGCAATCTCGCCAAGTTTTTCCTTGACCAATTGTGTGTCAATCTTTGCACCCAATTTTTGTGTAACATGAAGTGAGTAATCCCTCCCATGTAATAGGTTTGCATTTTCACTCATAGACAAGTCAATCATTAATTGTCTATTGACCTTAACAAAGTCAGCCAAGACTTTTTGCATTGTTAAGGCTCTACCATAAGCGTCTATGATAGCTAGTTTATTTCTTTTACTTACACTAGCTGGGCTTTGTTGAGCCTTTTCTAGCACTTCAATTATATTAACAGGTTTTGACATTTTATTTTCCTTTCGTCTTTCTAGTTAATATTATCTATATAGCATGTCCCATGTTATTTGTCAATACTTATTATTAATTTTTTTTCCATACAAACTTCCCGTACCAGCACGGGTAACGTCCCCTGAACTATACTATAGTAAAACCCACGACCAACCTTACATGCCTGATGGAGATGCAGCCTGAGCTACGGGGAACTACTAGAGTCAGAGAACTCCTAGAAAAACTAGGACAAATGTAATGCAGAAGTACAACAGGAACACATGTGTAACCAGGAAGGCTGCTCCGGCTACTACTATAGTAAACAGGAGCAATGCGATTAGCAGCAGGATCATGATGTAGATCTTTCAGGGCCTGAGAGGTCTTCCCACATGCCTACCGAAGCTGCGGCCATACCAGGCGCTGTGTGGTTGATGTTCTGTTGCATCAACTCCCACGCAGCGTGCTCTGCCTGGATCTGTATACTTGCACCATCGAACCAGTCCAAATACCAGTACTCCAACCGATGTAGTTCTTTGTGTTCGTTTACGTAGCCTCTGAGCTCGTCGCCTGGGCCGCCCCAGCTGAACTGCCAGCGCCAGTATCCTTCGGCCTGGTCGGTGAATGTATGCGGTTCTACGTAATCAAAGGAGAGTCCTTCAAATTCTCTATCGCTGCCATCACGAGCAATAAGATCCTGCTGCCGGTCCTTCCACCTGTCTTCTACTAAATCTACGCACCGTGGGTTGGTGCTTCTTTCTGATGCAATGTGCATGTTGTTCCTTTCTGTTAAGGGCTGATGTCTATCCGCTAGGACACGTTATCACCAGCCCCTGAGTATTTAGATTTGCCGCTGCGGTCCTACTGCCAGCTGCTGGATCCGCAGCTCTCACAGCTGCGCACGAGTCAAATCTAATACCTATATAATCCCATCTTATTAGATAGTCAAGAGCTGTTTCTAATTATTTTTCCACACGACTGTCCCAGCAGGTAACCTTCCTGAGTCCAAAACTACTATAGTGCCACGGGTCGTGAATCACGGCGGATGGGCAATGGAGATTCGTACGACCAGCTACCATCTCATCTTCCTGGGGCTGCACCTGAGTCCTGTAACTACTATACCCCACAACCCTTACCTTTCTGCCGATGCGTAATGGAGAAATTCCCTGGCAGCAGGAGCTGCTGGACCAAGACTGAGATCCGAGATGCCTGAGAAATGCTAGGTTTCTGGCTGATGGAGAAGCACGCATCACCGTCTGCTGCACCTGCGGGGACCGGACTCTTAACTAATAACGGGGGAATCCTTGGGCAATGGAGGCAATGGGGAATGGAGAAGGAACTCCTGTGCACGGTTCCAGGACGCTGCGTTACCTGGAAGGGACGTGGTTAACTTAGCGTGGTCCACGGACAATGCGGGTAGGCCCACGGCAATGGAGCTCGGGAAGATACAGGATAATCTGTCTCCGAGGTAGTGGGCCATAATAAAACTCCTCCCACCTTGTCTTGCATGGTTAAAATGCCATACTTTTTGAAAAGGGCTTAACTTTATTTTTTTATCTTTAGTTATCTTTAGTTCCACCCAAAACATGACACCATCTTTGCAACCATAACAATCTGGCACACCTGCTGACGCCCAACTTTCTATTCTAGTCCAAAATATATCCGGAGTATTTTTCTTTATTATGTTCCAGTATTTAGTTTCTGGTTTCAAAACAAATGCATTAATCCCACAGATAAAAACAAAAGTATCATCAATGGTTTTAACCCTATCAACATCAACAAACCAATCAACATAATAAACCAATCAAATTTACTCATGGCGCATCCTTCATTAGTTCTAACATCTTATAATAAAAGATTAATCTGAATTCTAAATCTTCTGCTGTAATCATTGCTCTTTTTAAGTTTTCTACCCTACGCCAAAACAATTCGTCTGTCATAGGTAGCTTAACATAATTATACCGATCTGGTCTTATTATTATAAATTGCACACTCATTGTGAATCATTCTCCTTTACATTAATAACAAGTTCAATAGTTCTTGATGACCACTCACCATTAACAGTCTCATGCCATTCATCGAGTAAAGATGATAATTTTTTTAAATCAATATCAAGACCATCAATTGTTCCTAAAATTTGATTCTTTTTACTTTTACCATTGGACCACTTTGTGCCAATGTTATTCACTACATATTTATCTATATGCATAGCTTCCTCTCTTTCTTATTTATCCTGTGCTAACTTTGGAAATTGTTTTTCAAAATCCTTTATTAGCTTTTTTGTATTTAAATCTAACTTTTGTGGAGGAATACTACCAACTAGATATGCCTCTAACAATTCAATCGCTCTAACTAACAAATGTATACTCATAACTTTCTCCTTTTTAAAACCCATATACTCCCAACTATTTAGATAGTCAAGATTTATTTTCTAATTCTTTTACTTCTTCAAACGTAGTTTCAATACTGTATTGTTCCTTTAGATCTTGTAGCTTCTTCTCAACCTCATCTCTAGACATAGAATCTATCGTGCCAGTTAAGATCTCTTTCTTATCAACATACAACCCAGCAATCTGTCCACGGCGAGTCTCTGCAGCTACGGCAGCGTTCCAATTTCCTGACTCAGACGCTTTATCTCTAATTCTAGCCAATGTAGATAAGGACCTTTCTTGTGTGCATCTGTATCTTTCGGTGTTTGCCCTGACTTCTGAATCAATAGCTTTCACCACATGAGGGTATTTGTTTACATTTTGCAACCTGGATGCAATCATAAAAGCGCTTCTTTTGGCATACCCTGCCTCAATTGCACATTGAGTTGCAGTCTTCAGCCCTTCAGAGTGCACCAGCAATAATATAAATTTTCTTTGTTTTGGTGTTATTTTGTCATCATACAATGCATCTGACATTGCCTCTGGTATTAATAATTCTTTGTTTTCTTCCATAATGCACCCATTCAATAGATGTTTCTTCCCAGAAACTATACAATAATTAATCATCTGATGCAATGCGAGTTATGTTTGTAAATATAAAAAAGGTAACTTGTAAAAATGTGTAAGTTACCTCTAAGTTACCTTTATTTGGTAGCTGATAAGGGTTGTAACTTGGTAACTTGGTAACTTGAGTTCTAGCGTAGAAGAGAGTGTTACTCTATCTGAGTAAAAACATCTATAGAAAGGGGTGTTTATGCAAAAAACTTTGGATCTTCACGCACAACTTGTAATGCTTTATACAAAGCTTCCTTACCCTCTGTAATGATTTGCTCCCATTCAGATGGGGTATAAGTTCGGTCGTGTTTGGGGTCGAAGAATTTTATATGATAATTAGCGCAATTATCGCACTTAAATATTTTTCTTACGGGACTGTTTGGCAGATGGATTGACATTTAACCTCCTAATACGGTTTAATGGAAATGGTATGACATTTTTTGGCAGTTTTTCATTAAAATATATTGAATCTATTAACTGCATACTTTTCTTGTGTTCGTGGGCCGAGAGCCGTGAAGCAATCAACTCGTCTAAAAAATCCCGTTGTCTTAATAATTCTTTGTCGCTCATTTTTTCTTTTTCTTATAATATTTACTTAAAACCGTCGGTCTATCTTTAGTTTTTTTATAATAATGTTTACTTAAAACAGTAGGTCTTTTTTTAGTTGGTTTATAATAATAATCACTTAATCCAGGTCCACTACTTTTTTTCTTTTTCATAGCTTTTTTAAAAGCTTTACCAAGACCTTTTAAAGCTATGCCTGCTCCGGTAAGTAATAACCGTGCTACCATTATTTTTTTCTTGATTTCATAGGTTTCATATACTTAGGACCTTTTTTAGGTCTATATGGTCCACCTGGAACAATTTTTTTAGGCTTAGTAGGGTCATAAGGTCCACCCGGTTTTACTTTTCTTGGTCCTGTTTTAGCAATAGGATTTCTCTTTTTCTTTAATAAATCTCTTAATTTATCTTTAAGTTTTTTAGTACCTGCTGGAATAGTAAAAGGAATATCACCTTTTAAATACTTGTCTAATAACTTTTCATGAGGAAGTTTTTTCTTTTTTGGTTTATCTACTGGAGAATTACGTTTATTCTCTTTAGGTTTAGGTCTAGTTTGTCTTGGACCTAATACATCTTTCAACCTAAGTTTTTGTTTAGGACCAGCAGTTCTTGGTTTTACTCTTCTGATTGCCATATAGTCTCCTTTAAACTCCCGTATGAGCGTAACTCTTAACGGGAGCTATGTGAATAAAATCGACTAAATATAGTATATTAAAGTGCTTGACACAACTAAAAAGGTGGCTCTTCACCTTTTTTAACGTCTACAATAGGTTTACTCTGGATAAATCTTGTAGTTTTTAAATGACTCTGGGTCCAATGGCGGTCCCCAGTAGAAGTTATCTGGTTCATTCGAAAGCCCACCACTCCACGTTTGGTGGTAGTGCTTACTTTCATCGAGTTCCCCTTGTGAGTGACAAACCTTACACTGTTCAATTGATTCCTCTGCTTCAAATGCCAACCTGATATACCCATTACCTTTACAATGACTGCATATAATCATAACGCCTCCATAAGATTTTTCTTAACCTCTCCCACCTTACACGAGTTGCCACCTCTCGCCAAGTTTTTGGTTCACGGAGAGCATTTTTAGAGACTTTTGCGTAGTCTCT